GGAAGTCTCTATTCATGTGCCATGCTGCTGCTGCCGCGCTCACTCAGAACTACAACGTTCTCTACATTACATGTGAAATGGCAGAGGAAAAAATTGCTGAGCGAATTGACGCAAACCTTCTGAATGTGGGTGTCAAGGATATCGTAGATCTTCCTCAGGTTATCTTTACTAGTAAGGTTCAAGAGATCGCTAGAAAGACCCGAGGCAAACTTATCATCAAAGAGTATCCCACAGCGTCTGCTCATGCTGGACACTTCAAGGCATTGCTCAGCGATCTCAAGTTGAAGAAAGATTTCAAACCCGACATTATTTTCGTGGACTATCTTAATATATGTGCTAGTGCGAGGTATAAAGGTGCGATTGTTAATTCTTACACGTATGTCAAAGCGATTGCTGAGGAGTTGCGTGGTCTTGCTGTGGAATGTAATGTTCCTATTGTCTCAGCTACTCAAACTACTCGTAGTGGTTTTGGTAATAGCGACCCTGATCTTACCGATACTTCTGAGTCTTTTGGTCTTCCTGCCACTGCTGATTTTATGTTTGCCCTTATCTCTACTGAGGAGCTTGAACAACAAGGTCGCCTCATGGTCAAACAACTTAAGAACCGATACTCAGACCTTGTTACCTCACGAAAATTCATGGTGGGAATTGACAGATCGAAGATGAAGCTGTATGATGTAGCAGATGATGCTTCCTCTATCAGCATCGATAGTGAAGATCCTGGTGAGGACTTTGCTCAATTTACACAAACACAAAACCGTCTATCTAAATTTGCTGAGTGGAATGTATGATTAATTTTAGTAATTATGAAGAGTTCGTGGCACAGGTTACTTCCAATGCTTCAACGAACTTTGTTGACTTCGCTGATCGTATTGGCGAGTTGGATCGTGAGGGTGCCAATATTGAGCGTCTCCTTACTGCTGGCGTTGGGATTAATGCTGAAGGTGGTGAGTTCCTTGAGATCATTAAGAAGATGGTCTTCCAAGGTAAGGCTTGGAACGCAGACAATCGAGAGCATCTTATTATTGAGTTGGGTGATATTATGTGGTATGTGGCACAAGCAACCATGGCACTGGGTATCTCTATGGAAGATGTTCTAGATACTAACATCAAGAAACTTGCTAAGCGTTATCCAGAAGGAACCTTTGATGCTTATTATTCTGAAAACCGTGCTGCTGATGACCGCTGATGTATAGTTTCTGGATCCACTTGGTAGCATTCTTCCAAGTTGTCGTGATGAATTGTATTCAACCTGCCAACTGGAAGTATTGCTATCGGGTGGACCAGTGGTTGATCCCAGATCTTGTAGAAGGTTATGAGATCTGGTCAGGTAAAAAGCATCCTTATCAAAATGAAAAAGATTATCTCAAAGGCATACCTCCCTCTAAATAGTTAGACGGGAGGTTTTTTTATGGCTACGCAACCAAAACCAAAAAAGTTTTTCTTAATGCAACAATATGGGCAAACATATATGCCTGCGGTGCATCAAGAACAAATGAAAAAAATTATGGATCTTATACCAGATGATGTTCAACTGTGGAACGATCCAACAAAATGGGATGGAAAGAAGTGGCCCAATGGTGGTTTTATGAAACCGAATTTGATTTTGATTAAGTCTAAGAATCGGTCATTAATATAATTGGAGAATATTTTTCAAGAGGAAGTCAACGCCAAAGACTTGTTGGTTATAGGGAGCATGATTATGTTTCGGTAATGTTTAATTTTGACGACACCACCGAAAAGAAAACAACTGGTAGAGGTAAAAATAAACAAACCGTTAGTGTTAAAGTTAAGAGAAAACCGCAAATAGTTAGGTTTGAATCTACTGGTAAAGTTCTTACCAAAACTGGTTCCGCAGTTCCTGCTTCAACTATGACTGCTATGCAAGAGTTAGGAACTCTCTGGGTGTTTAGGCAAGTTATTCAAGAAGATAAAAAATTTAATACATGGCAAGACATTAAAAAAGATGATGATACATGGGAAGAACTTGTAAAAATTTGGGATAAAATTGGTAATGTTGCTGGGGGTCCAGAAGATAAGTGGTTACAAATTTTCTTCAAGCAGAATGATGTCTTTATGAGAAAAATGAGTGATCCTAGGATCAAACTCCTTGAGGAATTTAACAGAGGATCTACACATGCTGGCGGAAAACCATACAATATTCCTGGATCTAAAAGTAATGATACCTTCATGGAGTTTATATCTAATCATGTAAAACAATATAAAATTTCTCAGAAGGATAATTGGAACCCTGCTGATATTTGGTTGATTAAGGATGAACAGAAATGGAGAAATGCTTTGATTAAGCATAGTTCTGTTGAGGGATCCAGCAGTCCCAGTAGTATCTCGCATAATTTACAGCAATGCAATGATATTTTACGCCAAGCATGGCACGCTCATGAAATTATCGGAATATCTTTAAAGGCGATTGGAAGTGGAGATACTGCTAGATGGGAAGCTGTTAATACTACTCAAGAGTTTGTTAACCAAAGGGGTGATGTTAATTTCAAACTTACATTTAAATTGGATGAGATTAGATGCTTCCTGAAAATTGATAAAGATGGTGGTGTCACTCAAGATAGTTGGGTTTATATTGATAATGGAAAAATCACTTATAAGTTTCAGATTAAAGCAAACAGTAGTTCTGATAGAAGTGGATCTGGACTTAAATACGAGGGACAACAGGAAGGAGCAGGTGCTGCAAGACTTGGAAAAGCAACAGTTGATTTGTTAATGAACCTCATGAAGGAGGCTGATATACCATTTGATAAAGAGAAAAAAAGTTATCCAATGTCAGTTGAACAGTTAGTGAAGGAAGAAACAGAATATAGAAAGAAATTAAAATTTCTTGCTTCTAAGCATGTGAAGTTAAGTAACGATGGAACCCAGACCGCTGACTTGGCATACGACGCACTGCTATACTTGATGAATAGAGAGCCCTGGGTGGCAAATTCTAAGTGTCAGCAGATCACATGGTTATGTCAACTTCTCAAACTAGAGGGACAGAAACAGCAAGAGTTCTTGGCAGACTTGGTATTCTTGTCTAAGAAAGAAGGAGAACGCTATGGACCTTTCGGAAAGATTTACTGATGACTAAGAACACTCACCTAGAACACATTGAAGATCTCATGCTCATGTTTGGTGAGCAGGGTGTCAAGGAATCTTTTTCTTACATTGATGATCTTGTACAAACTTTTTCTGGTGATCCTAAGAATACCAGGAAGTTTTCTACTAAGTGGGATGGATCTCCTGCTATTTTCTGTGGTCTTGATCCTGCGGATGGTCACTTCTTTGTTGCAAAGAAAGGTATCTTTAATAAAAACCCTCAGCTTTTTAAATCCATAAATCAAATTGAGCAAGATAAGATTGCTGATGGGTTAAAAAAAGTATTTACTTATGTCTTTAAGTATATGAAACCACTATATGATAGTGGTAAATTAAAGGATGTTGTGCAGGGAGATTTTCTTTTCCACGAGGGCACACGAAAAATTGTTAATGATGTGCATGGTGAAAACTGTGTAATTTTTAAACCACAACTGATTAGTTATTGTATCCCAGATCATGATGATCTTTATGATGCAGCCAAGCAATGTAAGGTCTGTGTAGTAATTCACGCTAAATATCCAGTTGGTGGTGCTGATACAGTGCAAGATCTTTCAGTAAATTTTGGATTTGATGCATCGAAACATTCCACTAAAGATCTTCTAATCCTTACGCCATTTACTTCTCAACTTGGCAAGGACATGATCATTACCAAGTCTGAAAAAACTAGATTGCTAGCATGGAAGCGATCTGCTAATTCACTTCTTCCCAAGTGTTCTTCTTTTTTAAACACTATCGCTCCTTCTCATGATGATCCTTGGGGAATGGCATACTTTCTCAAACAATACTTTAATGCTAAGGTAAGAGAGGGACAGAAAGTTGGTAGTGCTTCAAAGTTTTACCATGAATATATGAACTACTGGGAACAAAAATATCGGAAGAAGATCGAATCTTTAAAACAAGCACCAAAGATTGCTGAGTGGAAAGCAAAAATGTATAAGGGTATGGACTTCCTTGAAGATAATAAATCTCAATTTATTTCTATGGTTGGACTATATAATACAATCCAAAATATCAAAAATATTTTTGTTCCTAAATTGGAAATGGGTGAAAGATTCAGGACTTATTATTATGACGAAAAGACAGGAACGTATGAAGTTGGCAATCAAGAGGGATATGTTGCTATTAGAGAATCTGATAGAGCAGTGAAGTTAGTTCAACGCCTTGGTGGATTTAGTCAACGCAACTTTGAAGAGATAAAATCTTGGGCTAAGAAATGAAAAGAGTAGTATTCGTTTGGGGTAGATATAATCCACCAACAATTGGTCACCAGAAATTATTTGACAACGCTGCTAGAGTTGCTAGATATTGGGGTGCTGATCTTGTTATCTATCCAACGCATACTCAAAGCGCAGCAAAAGACCCTTTGAAGTCGGATAAAAAAGTTGAGTATTTGAAGAAAATGTTTCCTCAATATGCCGATAATTTTGTTTACGATACTGCTGTAAAAACAATGTTTCAAGCTCTTGGAAAATTGCAGATTGAATACGATGAATTAGTTTGGGTTGCTGGTTCTGACAGAGTTCCTGAATATGGAGATATTTTGAGAACCAGAAATGGAATGACAAATAAATCTGGCAAGATAGATTTTACTTTTAGAAGAGTGGAATGTGTATCTGCTGGCGGCAGAGATCCAGATGCCGAAGGTGCTGCTGGTATGTCTGCTAGTAAAATGAGAGAAGCAGCAAAGAAAGTTCAAACGACAAAATTTATGAGTGGAATTCCAGATACATTATCAAGTTCACAGAAATTACAATTGATGCAAGATGTTAGAAATGGGATGGGATTGAAATGAAAGATTTTAAGAAACTACGAGAAGAAGCACTGCGTCAACAACAAAGACAGCAGCATGTCTTTCGTGAGGGTGATGCTGTTATGTCTTCACGCACAGGAGAGAAAGGACACATCCACAGGGTAGGTGGCAACTATGCCATTGTGATTTCTGAGGATGGTGATATGTTCCGTGAGTGGATCAGGAATATTAGATCTATAAATAATACGAGAAGAACGTCCCTACTAAACGATGAAATATCAGAAGCCAGTTAATACCGTCAACAGCAACGATGAGTTTTCATCTGGGTTGATGGAAGCTTATGGTAAGTGGATGGGAGGAGATACCTTCCAGAATACCACCATCAGCGAAGCACCTTTTGATGGTATGGATCCTCAGTCCAATGGTGCTGAGATCGAAGATACCACTAAGCGCAAGAAGACCGCTAAGAAAGGTGGATACATCGGTCAAGAAAGTGCTCCTAAGAATGAGGAAGTAGAAGTTCTTGAGCGTGAAGAGTATGAAGTTGATGGTCAGACCTATGTAATTGAAAAGATCAAAGGTGCTGACGGCAAAGCTTGCTGGAAAGGTTACAAGTATGCTGGCACTAAGAATGGTAAAGATGAGTGTGTCAAGGCTGGTGTTGAGTATGAAGGTGAGGAAGACCTTGCTGAGGCATCATATTCTGCCAAGGCAGCAAGAGCTGGTAAGGATATCGGCAAACCTGGAAAGAACTTCTCTAAGATCGCTAAGTCTGCTGGCGAAAAGTATGGTTCAGAAGAGAAAGGAAAGAAAGTTGCTGGAGCAGTTTTAGCAAAACTTCGTAAAGAAGGTATGGATCCTGTCGGCAAGGAAGACGGAGATATTGATAACGACGGTGATAAGGATAAGTCTGACAAGTATCTTCATGCTCGCCGCAAGAAGATCGGTAAAATCTTAGCAATGAAGGGTAAGAAATGAAGACATTCAAACAATTCAGAGAAGAGTGCGATTGTAAAGACAAAGAACGCAAAGGCAAAAAGAAGAAAGGTAATGTAGAAGTCCTACCTACCATCAAAGATGGTGAGAAGGGTATGACAACTCAAGTTAATAATGAAGGAGTTGAGTTCGCTGGTAATTATCAAGGACCACTCTATGCTCCCCATCCTGATCTCATCAAAGAGAAAGCACCATCTGGTGCTAAGTATGAAAGAATGGTAAAGCATATCAAGAAAGGATATGCTAAGGATGGTAAGTTGACTGATGATGAAAAGTCAATTGCTTATGCTACTGCTTGGAAGCATAAGAACAAGAAGA